ATTACAACAAAGTCGGTCCCCCAAATTTATCGGGACAGTACGACTTCTACTACCAAGGGGATGTTCTTGGTATAGATTTAATTGGAGAGACACTTGATGTTGCAGAAATGTGTGGCATTGTAGAAAAAGGTGGCGCTTGGTATACGGTAAATAAAGAAAGATTTCAAGGACGTGCAAAAGCAGTTCAATATCTTCGTGAAAATCCAGAAGTAGTTGAAATTTTACAGGAGGCAATCCGTGCCAAATCTTGATGAGTTCTTTAAAAAAGAAAAAGTAATGGCTCCCGAGCTTGAAAGATTCGGTGGCAAAAAGCCCTGTGCTAAATGCGATAAAGACGCAGAAGAGTATTTTTGGGAAGTAGCCACTTTAACAATGACATGGACTTGCCCAGATGGTCACGAAAACACCTACAGGTTGAACTAATGTCAGAAAGATCTGAAGTTAAAAGAGATGGCGCAAAGGCTCAAAAGAATAGTGGGCGTGGAGATTACCAAAAGGGTGATGCTAAGTGGAACAAGTTTTTAGTAGATTATAAAGAGGCTTCGGCTTCATTTACTTTAAATAAACCAGTATGGTCTAAGATATGCACAGACACATTTAAAGTAAGCAGAGACATGCATCCAGCGTTAAAGATTATTATAGGAACAGATTCCAAGGTTCGTCTTGGAATTATTGAGTGGGCAGTTTTAGAAGAACTGATCCAGTTTTGGGAGGACAGCAATGGGGTCAAGTAATAAAATACCATTTAATCAAACAGTTATTAAGAACGGTAGAATCGTCAGGGTGAGAAAAGATGGCTCCGTAAAGGCAGATCTTGGCCCCTACAAGACAGAACAAACAAAGGCTAAGCAATGAAAGAAATTTTATACACAACCTTAACTGGTACTGCAGTCGGTGCAGTATTTAGCATTCTTAAACTACCAATTCCTGCACCCCCTGTATTTGCAGGTTTGATGGGAATAGTTGGTCTTTGGATTGGCTTTGCAGTAGTTCAGAGGTTCATCTAATGGAAATGTTTTTTCTTTGCGGGATTGCAGTAGGATTTTTAATTGGATACCCTATGGGTTTATTCATAGACAAATTAGATAAGAGGATTAAAAATGGCGGAAGATAAGAATACCTTAGAACTAATAAGCTCAATAACAGAATTTAACGATCTTCATGAGTATATGGCAGACGATCAGTTAGACAGAGCCCTTGCAATTGTTGTGAAGTTACTTATGAATCCAGATGTACCTTCTGCCAAAGCTCCCTATTTAATTATAGAACTGCAGGCAATGTCTACTAAGTTTTCTATGATGGCCTCATACTATTCAACTATTGCTAAAGACAAAGCTGGCACAGAAAACAATAACAAGAAAAATATTTATTATTCAGCAAAGGAGTCCATAGACAAACTTGTAGATGCACTTAAGTATGTCGTTAGGTATAATTCATAATGGGTAGAGATATTGTAAAGAATCTTAAATTTAAAAAGCATACTGGCAAATTCTTTGATCCAGAAAAGTTTGCTTCCTTATTAGACGAGTCTTATCGTAATACTAAACGTGCTGATGGAGAGATGACAAAGAAGTCATTTAGTCCTAGCTCTTTAGGATATGGACACGGCAATTGCCCTAGATATTGGTACATGGCTTTTAGCGGTGCAATGTTTATTGATGATAACGATGCTGTGGCAGTTGCTAACATGGCTCAAGGAACTCAGGCTCACGAAAGATTGCAAAAGCTTATTGCAACTATGCCAGAATTTAGAACAGAAGAAGAAGAAATTATTAACGAGTACCCTCCAGTTCGTGGGTTTATTGACTTAATTATGGAGTACGACGGAGAGACAGTAATTGGTGAAATTAAGACGGCTAAGCAAGAAGTATGGGATGCCCGTCAATCAGAAATGAAACCAACAGCCAATCACCTGCTTCAGTTATTGACGTATATGAAACTAAAAAATGCTAAAGAGGGATTCTTTTTATACGAGAATAAAAATACACAAGAGCTGATTGTGATTCCAATTTCTATGAATGAAAAAAATACCAAGATTATAGAAGATACTTTTACTTGGATGTGCGAAGTATGGGATAACTTTAAAGAAGGAGATCTTCCTATGCGCCCACCAGGCTCTTCTAAATCTAAAATGCCATGCACTTACTGCCCAATTAAAAAAGAATGTTATTCTGGTTTAACAGGAACAGTACAAATAGAACTGTTAGAAGTACCCAAACTGTGATATGTTCTAATAAAGAATGCGCCATTGAGTTTGAGCCTAAAACACATAATCAAAAATATCATAACGATGAATGCTGTAGAGTAGCAACTAATAGAAGAATTATGGAAAAGTATTATGAAAAGAAAGCAATTAGGCAAGGCGCTGCCCGTGGATGCAAAAAGTGTGGGCACCAACTAAGTAGATACAACGACACGGCTCTGTGTGCCTCCTGCCAAAAGAAAATAGATATAAGTAAAAGATCTAATATATTGGACAGGCTAAATGAAATTAGCTGACCTTGTAAAGACTAAAGCCAACAGAGTGCTAGGGATAGACGCCTCTACAAACTCCATTGCATTTTGTTTAATGCAAAACAACGTTCCTTTAAAATGGGGCAAAGTGGATCTTGTTGGAGCAGACATCTACGAAAAAATATATGACGCTAAGATTAAGATGCATGCTATGTTAGAAGAATTAAAGAGTGATTACATTGCAGTAGAGGGAGCTATACTTGTTAGATCTCCTGATGCTGTGATAAAACTATCTTATGTTTATGGGGTAGTTATTGCTGAGCTTATGTCAACTGGGTCTAGCGTAATTACAATAGCTCCAAGTTCTTGGCAGGCATACATAGGAAACAAGAATCCAACAAAGGATGAGAAGGCAGGGATAAGAGCAAAGAATCCAGGTTACGCAGACTCTTGGTATAAAACTCAACTACGTAATATGCGTAAACAGAGAACAGTAGATTATTTTAATAGCAAGTATGGAATTAAGTTAGATGATTTTGACGTAGCAGATTCATTTGGAATTGCTCATTATGCCAATAAGGTGTTGACGGAACGATGAAGCTATATCAAAGCCAGACGTGGATGTACAGAAGGTATGTTGTTCAAAAGAAAACAGTAACCGAAATTGCTGAAGAGTGTAAGGTATCTGCTATGACAATACAGAGAGCCCTAGACAAGTTTGGATTAATTAAAAAACGATGAAAATACTAGAGCTTGGGTCTGGATCAGTCCCTTTACAAGGTGCCGTGCATCATGATAGAATAAAGCATTCCGAATGGATAGATGTAGCATGGGACCTAGAAGTTATTCCTTGGCCCTGTGAAAATGAGGAGTGGGATGAAGTCTATGCAATTGATGTGTTTGAGCATCTAAATACAGAAATTGTAGATTGGCTGTCTGAATGTCATAGGATACTTAAGGTCGGCGGAAAACTTACTTTAAGACTTCCAGCATGGGACAACGAATTATCTTATCGTGATCCAACGCATAAGAAAGTTTTTCACCATGAAACATTTAACTATTTTGATCCTGAAAAAGAATTGTATGAATTGTTTGGAAGGTACTACTGGGATAACGTTCCGTTATTTCAGGTAACATTTGTAGGTAGAGAAAATAATGACCTACGATTTGAACTGATTAGGAGATAGTATGTTAAAGCCAGTATTTGCAGATGTAAAAGAATTTAGATATCAAGATTTATACCTACATTCAGTTAGTGCCCCCGCAGGACATAAAATATTAAACACCTGCCTTGAAATAGCTCAAATGTTAATTGAAAAGAATATTTCATATGGTAATTCAGCCCTTGAACCAGCAAGAATATTTTCAACGGCGGATTCAACAGAACAATTAAAGGTTCGTATTGATGATAAATTAAATAGAGTTAAGAATAACCAGGGATACGCTGGAGATAATGATATCGATGATTTAATTGGATATTTAATTCTATATAAGATAGCGAAATTAGGTTGATTTTTTAGTCGACTAGGAGTATACTCTAATATATGTCTGAGATAGAATTAACCCACCATTTTGACCGCATGAATACTGTTGTGTCAGAATTGCTTAAAGGTAACAACCCTACCCAAATTGCCGCCCTTACAGGCTTTAAGAGAGCCGAAGTAGTTGAGTTGGTAGATGAGTGGAAGAGTGTTGCTCACAACGACACAGCGGCCCGTGAAAGGGCTAAAGAGGCTATCTCTGGAGCAGACCGTCACTACGCAATGCTTATTAAAGAAGCGTGGAAGACAGTAGAAGATGCTGACACTCAGGGACAATTAAATGTTAAAGCCACCGCTCTAAAGCTTATTGCAGATATTGAAGGAAAAAGAATTGGAATGTTACAAGAGGTTGGACTCCTTGACAATGCAGAACTAGCAACACAGATTGCAGACACTGAAAGAAAGCAAGACATCCTAGTAAAGATATTAAAAGAAGTTACGGCTACCTGCCCTAAGTGTAAAATGGAGGTTGCAAAACGTCTTTCTCAAATAACTGGAATAGTTGAGCCCGTCATAATTGATGCGGAGGTTATAAGTGGATCTTGATTTTAATGATTTAATTGACATACTAGATGGCGAAGAGTTTGATGAACGCCCAGTAGACCTAAGAACATTTGTTACAAGCCCCGACTATTTAGGGCTACCAGAACTATCAAAACACCAATACACCTTAATTGAAAAAAGTTCTCAGGTGTATAAAGAGTCCACTCTTATCAAGTTATTTGGTGAAGAAGAAGGCTCAAGAATGTTTAAGCAAACCGCTAATGAAGTAGTTGCTCAATTAGGCAAAGGGTCTGGCAAAGATTATTGCTCTACAATATCAGTAGCCTATATAGTATATTTACTATTGTGCTTAAAGGATCCCGCAAATTATTATGGCAAGCCGCCAGGGGACTCAATTGACATTATTAATATTGCAATAAATGCACAGCAAGCAAGCAACGTTTTCTTTAAAGGATTTAGAACCAGAGTAGATAAGTGCCCTTGGTTTGTTGGCAGATATACCGAAAAAGCTTCAGAAATAAAGTTTAATAAAAACATTACCGTACACTCAGGACACTCAGAACGAGAGGCTTGGGAAGGATACAACGTAATAGTAGTTATTCTAGACGAGATATCTGGCTTTAGCGTAGAGAACACAACGGGCCATGAGCAAGCTAAAACAGGAAGTTTAATTTATGAAATGTACAGGGCTTCAGTTGACTCCCGTTTCCCAGACTATGGCAAAGTAATTCTTCTGTCATTCCCAAGATATAAGCATGATTACATACAGCAACGGTATGACGACGTAGTTGCAGAAAAAGAAACTGTAATTAGAACCCATCATTTTAAATTAGACGAACTACTTCCAGACGGAACAGAGGGTAACGAGTTTGATATAGATTGGGAAGAAGATCACATCCTGTCTTATAAGTACCCAAGAATGTATGCCTTGCGTAGACCAACATGGGATATTAACCCAACAAGAAAGATTGAAGATTTTAAAGTAGCATTTTATAAGAACGCCCCAGATGCTTTAGGAAGATTTGCTTGCATGCCATCAGAAG